TTGTTCTGAACAACCTGACGGAAGCATGAGTTGGTTTGCGCATTTACCATTCATCGGTAATTTTTACCAGATTGGAAAAGACGCAACCAGAATTCATGCCAATGTCAACACTCGGATTTTTGAGTCACCCGTTCACGGACTGATTCAAGAACCCACAATGGCTCCTGCTAAGCTTGCACCCTTTGTGAATGCACAAGGGGTTCGAGTTGACCCTATGGTCAATGCACGAGCAAAAGCTAGTCCTATTGCTGCTCCTTTGGATAGAGATATTCTTACATCGTGTGTGAGAGACTTTATCCAAATGATTGACAGTGGAGACGAAGATGCCCAGCTTTTGACTTATGAAGAGGCAATTGCTGGAAAAGAAGGTGACGACTGTTATCCCCCCATGAAAAGGAGTACTTCTCCAGGTTATGGATGGGATAAGAAAGGAAAGGGTAAGACTGCTTGGCTAGGAGATGGTGAATATGATTTTACCAACCCCATGCTAAGGAGTGCTTATGATAATCTTCTTGCAAAATGCAGGAAGGGTATCAGACCCTCGACAATCTGGACGGACACGTTGAAGGATGAGCGAAGAACTTTAGATAAGGTTCAAGCAGGGAAAACACGTTTGTTCTCGTGTGGCGAGATGGCTTACACTGTATTGTTTAGGCAATACTTTGCTGGCTATATTGCTCACATGACCCGCAACAAAATTGATTTTGAATCATGTGTTGGAGTAAACGTATACTCGAGAGATTGGTCATACTTAGTTGATCACTTGACACAAACTGGTAATAAGGTTTTGGCAGGTGATTTCTCTAATTATGATGGAACTCTCCATCCTGAAATGCTGTGGGAATGTCTTGAGCTGATCAATGCATGGTACCAGGGTTCTGAGGAAGATAATCTTGTAAGACGCGCACTGTGGTGTGAAATTGTTAATTCAATTCACATTTCAGGAAACGTGTTTTACATGTGGAATCATTCTCAGCCTTCTGGATGTCCTATGACTACCATCTTGAACTGCACATATCATTCTTTGTCGGCACGGTATGTATACATTCTGTGTGCCATGAAGTATGCAAAAGAAATGACTCCATTGACTCATTTTCATAAATACGTTAGACACGTGAATTATGGAGACGATGATGTGTGGTGCATTTCGAATAGTATTATTGACTGGTTTAACCAAGTCACTATTACTGAAGCGTACCTGGCGCTCGGAATGACATATACCGATGAAGCAAAGACAGGCAATATCGTACCCTATAGATCCCTTGATGAAATTAATTTCCTCAAGCGATCCTTTAGGTTCGATACAGTCCAGCAACGTTGGCGAGCTCCTCTTGCTCTAGAGACGATTCGCGAAATGCCTATGTGGATTCACGGGAAAGTGGATACATATGAGTTGACAGCATCGAATCTGGAGCAAGCTGTCCGTGAACTTGCCCAACACCCAAAGGAAGTGTTTGATCGTGAACTACCACCATTCGAGGTTGCTCGAAAGGTTGTAAGTAAGAAATACCCAGTGTATTTCTTAACTTATGAGGCTTATCAACTTGATGAGTTTAATAAGTTGATCTAAACATTGACAAAGGATATACAAGATGTCGGATCCTTGTATCTCTTTCGAATGAAGATTCCGAAACCCAAAACTCCGTGATCGGGGCTATTTTCATATCACCATAAGAAAATAGCAGCAAATCCTGCTGGAGTGTGTTATATTCTCCTTTGGAGCACTTGTAACGCAGTGAGAGGGTTATTTAGCCCTAGTGATAAATGTTTGCTCACTTTAAAATAATAGGATATTTATCTGGTGCATCGTATTGACGGTCTAAGTTAGCCTAAATTCAGATGAAAAATAATTGACTTAACGAAACACAAACAAACACGTTGTCCAGTGAATCTGCAGTAGTTCCTGACACTAACAATACTGCACCGAGCCTCTTAACAGATAATGTTAAGGTCGCTCAAAACCAACAGACAGTTGAATTCAACGAAGATGGAAAAATGGCGGAAGCTATTATTCAACCTTTGTCGATTGATGAGACATATATTCATGGCGCTCAAGATGACTTGCAAAATACCATTATTGATATTTTTGCGAGACCAATCATCATGAACGAATTTGAATGGACGAGTGCAGATTTAGTTTTTACTGATTTGCTCCCTGCTGTGCCTTATCCAAACGTATGGATGAACAAAACAATGATCAAGTCCAAACTTGAGGGTTTTCGTTACTTTAGAGGAGATTTAGTTCTTCGTCTACAAGTTAACGCACAACCATTCAATGCTGGTATCTTGATGTTGTTTTTCAATCCATTTGGAAATCAACTAACCGAACAACCATCCAGTTTAACTCACTTCGGTGGGGTATCTGGATACCGACACGTAACAATGAACATTGCAGAAGTTACTTCTGTAGAAATGCGAATTCCATTTATGTGCCCTCTTTCTCATTATGATCTGATTACGCAATCAGGTGATATGGGAACAGTTCTTTGTAAAGTTTACTCTCAATTAACTGGTGAGGCTAGCGTAGATGGTGCGCTATGGGCGCACTATGAAAACGTATCTCTAGAGATGCCTACAGGAATGCCTATTTTCACAGCCCAATCAGGCGGTGAGAAGAAAGCAGGCGACGTAGAAACTCTATTGAAAACTACAGGACGAATTTCGAAGAGATTCAATGATGTTCCAATCTTGGGAGAATTTTCCAAAACTGTGAGCTGGGCAGCAGATGCCGCAGCTCAAGTTGCAGGAATTTTCGGTTGGTCAAAACCAACAGACCCCGAATTTGAAACAGCAGTGAATGTAACGTATGTACGAAACATGGCAAATTTCAATGGTAAAAGTTTATCTAAGCCTTTAGGTTTGGATGCACGAAATGCCGTTGAAACACCTACAAATGTGTTCGGTACTGAAGAAGATGAGATGGCGATCTCAACTATCACGTCTAGATGGATCTATCTTGATAGATTCGACATGACTGATGCTTCGGCACCTGGAACACAATTGTGGGCATGGCCTGTACATCCGAGTTCTTGTAAAAAGTACATCAACTCGGGCAATGTTACTAACCATCACACATTCTTATCTTACCTATCTCAAACTTTTGAGTTTTGGAGAGGGGGTTTGTGCTATAAGTTTCTTGTAGCTAAGACACCGTTCCATTCAGGTAGGATTAGAATCATCTTCGCACCCGGTGCTCTGTTATCAACACCACTCACATCAATCAATCGAGACTTCTGTTATTCAAAAATTGTTGATCTTCGTGACACAACGGAATTTTCATTCTCTGTGCCATTTGTATCAAACGCGCTTTGGAATGCAACTCACAAAGTGAATGCAGACCAACCTGACGCTCAATGTTATGAAACCCCAACAGGGATGATTTACATTGAAGTTTTGAACAAACTCCGTAATCCTGATACCGCTGCATCTTCTATTGAATTTGTAGTGGAAACTTGTGCGGACGAAGATTTCCAATTTGCCTTCTACACTCGAAAGCAAATCGAATCTGTAGCAAGAATGACAGCTCAATCTCGAGCTGATCCACTCTTCAAAACAAATGCTTTCACAGATGCGAAACCAAACAGGTTGGCAATGGGAGAAGTAGTCACATCAATTCGTCAAGTTTTGAAAAGATATCATAAGATTTCTGACTCTTCAATCACGCCAGCTACTGCTACTGAGAAGAACAAGGTTTATCCCTTTGTTACTACACAGAATGCAGCAAATGTGAAAGATATGTTCAGCTTCTTTAACGAAATTTACAGATGCTGGAAAGGTGGAATGCGAGTGATGTTGGTTAACGATATCAATGATACCGCAGCACCAACACGAGTTACATTAGAGCCTTACGGATTGGGAAATGCTACTTTTGGAGATTATTTCTCCCTGAATAGCGCGTGGGAGATGAATTCCATGAATGGGGTACCTCAGGTACTCTTTTTCTCTGGTATTGAAAATACTTTGGAATTGGATGTCCCATTCTATCAGCCGTATCCCTTCTTGCCAACATCTGTTGGCAAGCCTGCTTACGCAGCGGATTTCGACGGAATTCCACCTAATAATGTACCATACAATATGGGATCTAATCTCATTTTGGAGAATCCTTCCAATTTATCGATGTATCGATGTATTGGTGAAGATTTCTCATTTGGATACCTCTTAGGGCCTCCACGAAACTCATTCCCGATTGGCTAAATGCTAACTCACACAACACACACACAACCAAGTTCACTTGATGAACTTAATTACTAATCAACCCTTCAGGTAGATTCCCGCTACACTTTGGGCTTTAGAGCCAGAGTGTCAAGTCAAGGGGCGTATCACAAATACGTTTCTTGGACTGAAGTAGATAATTACAGCATGTAATTAAGACTGAAAATTTTTGGTCCTCGCTTAGCGGGGAAGTTTTTAGTAAGTCTTTATTATACTACTTCGATTCTTGACACTTATAGTGCAGCGGTTGCTGTCGCTTTTAAGATGCCAGCGTGCTTTATATCACTTATGTGATACATAGTAGGCG